GTTAGTGCATAGCAAAATTTTTGAGGGTGGCAAAACAAAATCTGAGTGGGCGTTATTTGCTCACATGCCAACCGTTAAAGAGTACACAAGTACGGCAGGCGGTTACATGCAAGCCAAGACACAGAAAGAGTTTTTAGAAGCTAAAAAAGATAACATGCACAACGCTAAATTCCATGAAATGTCATTTAAGAGATTTGATAAAGGATATGGTGAAAGCGGTGAAATAAACGTTAACATACCGCCTAAGATTGAGTTTAATGTCAAAAATTCTGGACTAAGTCAAGATGAAATTATTCAGAAGGCAAACGGACAGATAGACGGCAGTGATGAGTAATGGATTTACTTAAGCCGTACGATCAATTATATACAAGCGATAAGACGTATGTTTTAATCAAGAGCGGTAGAGAAGCAGGAAAATCAAAGGCGGCCGCACAATATGTCGTAAGTAAGTTCTTTGGAGAAGACGGAGACCAAGCCGTTACCAGAGCTTATTCATCAGACCTTAGACAGAGTATGTATACAGAGATTCTAACCGTGATACAAGAACTTGACAACGAGATGGGCACAACGCTCTATCAACAGATAGACACATTTACTAGACCACTAAAAATCGTCAGCAAAATCAACGGGAATGAAATTCACTTCAAAGGTATTGGTGGTGCCGACCTTGAACGAACCAAGGGGTTTACTACTAAAAAGCCATTATCTCTTATCGTTGTGGATGAAATGCAGCAATTAGAATCAGAGAATAACCTCAAAGAAGCATTAGATACGTTCATACGTAAGATTAAAGATGACGCTAAGATTTTAATGTTATTCAACCCTAAGAGAAGGGCGTCACATTGGGTTAATGAGTTTTACCGTATCAAAGAAAATAATGATGATAGGCATTTAACCATTTACACAACATATGCTGACATCGCTCAAAAACTTAGCAGACATGCATTATCTAGCATTGAGGCAGAAAGAGAGATAAACCCTACAGAGTTTAAACACCGTTTCCTAGGAGAGACGGAGGGTTTGTTTGGTGCGGTTTATTCATCTTTTGACAGAAGCCAACACTTAATCAACGAAGATTTTGCTAAAGTGTTTGTTAAGAACGTAGGGATTCACGCCTTCCTCATCGGTGCTGACCCAGCGAGCACAAGAGACGCTACAGCACTTGTACCTATTCTACTTCTCAAAAACGGTCAAATGGTCGTTGTGGACTACTTCTACCACGAACCGCAGAAGAATGGACCCGTTACAAACGATAAACTTACACCCATAATATTCAAGTGGATGGAAGAAGTTATGGTAAAATGGAACGTTAATAGACGGATGCGTGTAGAGATGGTATTTGATAGCAACGCAGTATCACAAGATTTAATGAATACAATCTCATATAGGGCACCATATAATGTAAAATCATCCGTATACTCTCAGAAGAAAGTTGTACAGATGGCAGATATTATTAGAGACAGTTTCAGTAGAAACCTCATTTACATTGTAGATAGCGGTGGATATAGAAACTACATCACAGGTAAGTTCATGTACAAACTTCACCCACTTGTTAGCCAACTTGAACAGGTTGTGTGGAATGAAAACGGTGACGGATTTGACAAGAACGTACCAAACGACCTTACAGACGCTTTAACGTACGGCACAGTGTTCTATTTGAAAAACAAAGACAATATATATTTCCCTACACCTAAAAGATTTTACAATCCAATTGAAAAGGAGGGTTACGATGCCGACTCCTAACCCGTTTAATCATACAGAAAGAAAGCTAGGCAGCACATCTCTTGAACCGTATAGAACGTATACGGTACCTTCTAAGCAAGATTTCTACACCGCAGTCCCTGCACAGTACAGAAACTACTATAATTGGTTCGTAAGAAGATGGTTTGAGTGGTACGACGGATTTGTTAATGGTTTCCACAACAATGGTAACTCTCCCTTGTTTTCTACTAGGATTGCATATAGTATTGCCCACAAGTTTTCTAAGCAGATTACAGGCGGTAAACTCTTGTTCGAAGACAACGGAGACGACCCAGAGGCCAAGAAAGAAATCATGCGTGTTCTTAGGTATAAGAGGTTTGATAGCAAACTTCAACAAGCGTTTGAATGGGCACTGGCTGGTGGAGACAGCATTCTCAAACTAGACAGTTACAAACGTGGAGAACCTAGCATTCAACCACTTAGAAAAGACGAATATTTTGTAGACGTAGATTTTGATGGAAACATTATCCGCTTTAGCGGTCTTGTAGATAACAAAACAAAGACCAATTTAGTAGCAGGAAATAAAGAATATGCAAACTTCTTCATCATGGAAGAACGCAGATATAATAAAAACGATGAACCTGAGTACAGGTTATCTATTAAACGTGGAACCTCAAATGGTGTATCTTATGGTAAGGGAAATTTTCATTCTGCTGACTATAAATTTACACAACTACCAAATGATATAAGAGACGAGTTTAAAAAAGAGTTTCCTAACACCAATTTTAACGAGTGGGAGTCTATGCCACTTGATGACCTTGGAGTTTACATGATTAAAGCTACAGAGGGAACTTCTTTCCAGCCGTCACTACCGTTTGGAGAAAGTATATTTTCAAACATGATACATCTTCTGATGTCTTACGATTTTTATTACAACGCGAAGATGACAGATGTGTACCTTGGTAAAGGTAAAGTTCTAATACCAGATCATATGAAAAGTCCTCACGAGACGGGGTCTAGACCTTTTAGCGAATTGAATGATATGGTATATGCTAAAATACCTTACGTAGACCCAGAGCAGCAAACCCCTACACCTGTTCAGTTTAGTTTACGCAGCGGTGACTGGACAACCATTAGAAATGATTTACTTCAAGAGATGGCAATGCAACTAAACCTATCTCCTAGAACACTTGCGTCATTCGCAGTACCGGCCGCAGAGAAACCTACAGCACATGAAATTAACGTAGACCAAGACGATACAGCCCTAACAATCGAAGCCATTAGAAAACTTAACGAGGGCAGTATTAATTCTGTCATAGATAGCATTTGTAAGTATTTTGGATTTGAACCAGATACAATTACTGTTAAGTTCTCTAAAATGGGATTAACAAACATGTCCACTATGGTTAACCAAATGACTACGCTAAAAGATAGAAGTTTAATTGATGATAGAACTGCACTTGAATACGTTTTTCCTGATAAAACAGATGACGAGATTGATAAAATCATTGAACGTAAGAAAGAAGAAGCAGAAGAAAAAATAGAACGAGACGTAAAGAAACAAGAAAAAGATGAAATAGGGAATAAAGAAAAGGCTATGTTTGATAACCAAGCAACGCATACGCCTAACCCACCAGAAGAAGAAAAAGACGGAGAGTAACTCCTCCGTTTACGGGGGTGTGATGGTAAGAGCAATGTCACCATCGTTGATTACGGTGAGATGACTACTGCTAACATGGGTTCGACTCCCATCACCTCCACCATTATGCTGGAATATCTCAACTGGCTAGAGCGCTACACTTGTAATGTAGATGTTGTGGGTTCGACTCCTGCTTCCAGCACCATAATTAGGTTAGTATCACTAGAGTCAAACGCTCTCATTGGGCGTAAGGGCAAAAGTGTACAAAAATATATAAAGAGGTAACAATCATGGCAAAGCAAAAAGATTACAAGAAATTTGAAAAGGCACTAGATGGTTTAGGAGATCCAAAACTAAAAGAGAAGCTTTATAATTCTCTTGAAGAATATGAATCTGCTGACGAAGAAGAAGTGCAGGAAAAAGAAAAGGATAAAGAAAAAGAAGAAGAAACGGAAGATAAACCTACTGAGGACAAAAAAGTAGAAACTCAGGAAGAAGAATCTCCCAAAGAAGAAGAAAATCCACAAGGTGACGAAAACGATGAACTTAAAAGTGTTATTACATCTCTAAGTGAAAAAATCACAAGTATAGAAGAGAAACTTGAAAGTACTAAACCTTTCGGAGCCAAGCGTGGAAGTAACCCAGATGATAAGCGTGAAGCCAACGAAACATCATGGGATGAAGTAAAAAACAGACTAAGTAAAAGATAAATAAAGGAGAAATAAAATATGCCACTTTCACCAGCATATACCACAGCAAACTCACCCTCTGTAGACAGTACAGCAGCAGGCCGTGAGTTATCTAAAAGATTTTTGTTTAACATTGTACAAGCCGTAATGCACCAAGACGGTATGGGGCTTTATGAACACTATGAAACCAGCGGGAACGTCCTAGAAGTTCGTGTACTTCAACACGAGGGAATTTCTGCTAAATCACGTACTATCGGTGCCGACGGTACCCAAGGAAACTCTAAGTTTTTCAACGGACTTGACGGAGAACAACCAGAACACGATTCTTGGTTGCTTAAACTTAACGAGGTATTTGACAGAGTTCAAGTTATTCCTCAACTTATGGAAGACGTCATTGGCGTTGATATTCTCAACCG